GCAACATCTTTTAATCAATTTAATATGACGGCAGATTTTCCATATAAATCTTTTTATGATTCTAATCCAGCACATATTAGAAGTAGATTCATATCACATCAAAAAATAAACACTCCAAGTTCTGGACCGTATGGTGATACTCAGGAACACATGGATATATTATATAATGAAATACCGACATTAAGAAATGGAAACAAATTAGCATGTATGCCTTTATTTTTACGAGAACCATCTCAAGGTGAATGGGTGTCAGGTGATTTAGTTAATTCTAAATTACCATATATTGCCCTAATTATAAAATCTAAAAAAGAAGATGTTGATTATCCATTACCAGCAATCGGTGAATATTTCGGTTGGTCGCCTTCAGAATCCACATGTGAATTATCTCAAATAGTATCAACACAAAAACCAAATTATAGTGTAAGACCCCAAGCACCCAATTTTGAACCAGTTTTAGAATATCCAATCATTAACACCCAATTTTATACGAATGATAATCCTCCAGTTTATCATTATAATAGAGCGGATTTATCTCAACCAGCATGTTATAGTTCATTTGTCAGTTTAGGGTCAATTGACCCATTGATAGAATTTAATAATAGTTTTAATAAATTTAGCATTAAAAACTTTCATACTCAATTAACAAAGGGGTCAGGTGCTTATCAATTTTCTCCAGCGTTGGGTCAACCAGAAAGCATTGACCCAGAACAAAAAATAGCAGAATACGGAAGTAATAACTCATATACTTCTAGTTTTTTATTAAACATTAATAAATATCTTAGTGCTGAAATTGGAGTTGAATTCCTTTTTTTCGATGCTCGTTCGGTTTCATATGGAGATATACCAAGATTAGATTCTATTATATCAAGTCAAGGGGGAGTATCCATTAATAAATTGTATTTAATTGAAAATACTAATAAATTTATAGATATAGAAAACACTTTCGAAATTTCTCCATATAAGAATTTTATATATTTTACGGATTGTATATTTGATAAACTGGGATTTAGTTTAGAACAACTATTACCTGTTTATGGATTACCATCTGGCGTTTTTAATAAAATAAGTTATAATAAATATTTGGGATTTGGTCCGTATATTAATGTAAATCAAAAATGGAAAAATATGGTTAAACCATTTACAACTAATGGATTACTAGACGCTACTATTACTAACGCATTTGGAACACGACAATATGGAATCGATTCATCAGGAACAGTTTTACAGGGGGTTATTAGTAACATGTTTAATTTAGGAAGCGTCCAAGTAGAAGATAATTCAGTTATTTCAAATGATAGCGATAGTTTAATAGCTATAAATTTACCATCAAAATTAGCATATCCTTATTTAGTTGTTTGTTCTGATATATGTAATACTAGCTATTTTGGTGGTCCAGATTCAAACACGAAATTATCGGCGATTGGATATATAACACGGAATTATTCACAAGGAGATTATTATTATAGTTTTTCTACAAATTGGAATTATATAGTAGATAAGAAAAGAGTATTAACAAGTTTTAGAACATCTATACATTTACCAAATGGATTACCAGCACCGATAGGAAGGGATAACACTATTTTTTATAAAATTAATCAATCTCAAACTATGCCTGAAGAACCAAATAAGAAATAGGTTCTATTTTGGCGATAAATATATTAAAAGAATACGCCAAAACAGAACCTAATTAAAATAATATATATTGTATTATTAAATGCCGACTTTAGAAATTTTAAAAACATATACAGCAGTTGAATTAAAAAGAGAAATTGGTAAAACACGGATTAAAAAATATTCACATCTTAAAAAGAATGATTTAATTAATTTAATGTTAAAACCAGAGCATATTAATAAATTTCACCACATGAAGGGGAGCAGTATCTCTTTAAAAAGAGCAATAAAACAATTAAAAACATTTCTAAAAACACATGGTAATAAATTAGACCCTGATATTAGGAGTCAAATGGAGGGTAGATTAAAAAGTCCAAAAACTTCTAATCCAGATGCTAAAGCAAAAACAATGCTAAAATTGATTAGTGATATTAAAAAAAAATATAATATTAATTAAATGATAACTCGAGAAATACTAAAAACTTTAACAAGGAAACAGCTAAATGAGGAAGTATCTAAAACGAATATTAAAAATTATTGGAAATTGAAAAGGGCAGATGTAGAGAAGATAATGATGGATTCTAAATATTATCATCATTTTAAACATTTGGAAAACAACAGCATGATAGCACACATACCACCCAAACCGAAACCTAAACCATTACCTAAACCATTACCCAAACCGAAACCTAAACCATTACCCAAACCATTACCTAAACCATTACCTAAACCCAAAAACGATGTTAATTGTAATAAAGCTAAAAATCAAGCACAATCTATTATTTTATTATATACTCGTGATAAAGGGGTTATTAGTAAAAGTGATTTTTCAAGTCGAAAAGAAGTATCTCAGACAATTGATTTTTTAAAAAGTTATAGGGTAGATAAAAGATGTAGTAAGATAGAACTAGACCTTATAAATAAAGCATTTGATATGTATCCAACACAACCCAAACCCAAACCAGCACAACCCAAACCCAAACCAGCACAACCCAAACCCAAACCAGCACAACCCAAACCAACACCCAAACCAACACCCAACCCAACAACATCAACCACATTATCAGTAGATGAAGCACTTGATATTTATAATAAAAGAAAATTAACTAAACCGGTCTGGTTTCAATGTGTGTCGAATATAGATAAATTTTATTTTATAAGTATCATGCGAAATAATAAAAATGATTGTGTTGTTCCAAATAAAAAAGGAATTCAATCTATAAAATATACAGCAGGAGGTCTTATTAGATTTGCTGTGAATGATGAACTATTTTTAGTAAATGTATCATCAAAAANATTAAANCAAGACGCAATCGATTCTTTAGAACGAATAGCAAAAACTTATTTAGAATGTAAAAAAAGAAATAAAGCATTAGTTATTCCAACGGAAAGACCAGGACACGCTAATATGTTAATTTTTAATTATAAACGAAAAGAAGTAGAACGATTTGAACCTCATGGAGCAGGATATCAAAAAAGCGACGACGCAAAAGCAAATAAGGGATTTTCTCAATTCGTTAGTCATCTTAATAAATTTTTACCAGATAATGAAAAACTAACTTATGCTCCTCCTATGAGTATATGCCCCATTGGATTCAAATCATTTCAATCACATGAAAACACGGATAAACAAACTAGTCAATTTACCTTTTTAAATAAAACAACGGTTAACATAAAAAAAGATTCTGGTTATTGTTGTGCGTGGTCTTGGTTCTATCTTGATTTACGATTAAAAGATTTATCAGGAACAGGAAGAGATATTTATGATAAAGCGATTAAAAAAGTAAAGAACGACCCCATGGATTTAAAAAGATTTATTAGAGGATTAACTTCTGATTTATATAATGATTTAATTAAACTTTTAAAAAAAATGGGGTGGAATGAAAACAAGATTGTTTCATATTTATCAAAAGATATTAAATATAAGAACACAGACTTGGGAATAGAATTACAGGAATATTTAGAAAAGAACTATTTAAATTTATTAAGAGAGTAATTCACATTAGACAAGTGTAATTATAATATTGTATTATACTATGTTAAATAATTATATTAGTATTTTAGATATGTGTGTTTTTTTTGCGGTGTGTTGTGTAGAGTATCAGAAAAGAAAAGCATTTAGTCCAATATATAGAATATTTTAACAAGAGTTCTATTTTGGATTATATACTCTTATTATTTATCGCCAATTTGGAACTTTTAGATTTATTCTTTCAAATAAATATAATTAGATTTATGCTTATAATAGCATATATCTAGTTTTATTCAATATACAAGCATAATAAAATTTTATTATGCCTTATATAAGCATATATCTAATATGATATAATACTAGAATAATACTATATATGATATAATACTAATATAATCACTATATTATATATATCAATAGTCTAATATACCTATCATTTAAAAATATAGTGATTGAATAAAATAATAATGTTTAATATTCTTCCATTAGAAATAGAAAACCTAATTATGAAGTATCGAGGTAATATTAAACCACCGCATTTTTATATTTACAATCACTACCTTATGCTTCGCAAACTTCATGAAGAGATAGAAGAAATACAAACATATTTCGAATATGAAGATGATGACCTTTTCGAATATTCTCCTTACGAGGTTTGGTATTATAGACAAAATATATATTTACATTATAATAAAAATATTGGGTAGCATTTAAAAATATAGTGATTATATATAACTATGTATTACGCTCAAACTAATCACGACCAAGAAAGACTTAATAATTTCGAGTCAGTGGTTAATAAATATTATTCAATGGTAAAGGACGACCTCATCATTAAAAAACCAAACTCGTTATATCCAAGAATTGCGACATCGAATTATCGAGGTGTGAAAGCAGGAGTTCAATTAGTTAAACAACTATGTCTAAATCTGATAAATAATCCTCCAATATCTATTATATTCGACATCTTGAACTCATCTTTAACCTATGATAAAACCCATCAGGTAGTGGTGAGTAATAAACCATTATCTTTTATATTTTTAGTTAATCAAATTCCGCAGTATTTATTACAAAACGATTCTTATTATATTTCTAAATTAATAGAAAATAATAAACCATTAGATATAATTAAAAAGATTATGGATACATGCGATTTAACAATTACTGAGTTAAATTCAATTACAAAATATAGAAAAAAAACTAAAATTAATGAACCTATAACTATTTCATTCGATTAATTAGATTTGTGCTTAAACTTTAAAATAATACTAATATATACAATGGAAGAAATTCAAGATAAGATTAATAAAAAAAGGAAATTAAGACCTTCTACTTTAAAAACTTATGTATTTAATTTAGATAAATTACATCGCAAAATGTTTGATAAACCGATTGAAACTATTTCTTTTTTAAAAAATACTGATGATGTCATGAAAGAATTAAGCAGTCTTAAACAGTCGACTCAGAAAACATATTTAGCGAGTATTGTTGTTGCCCTAGATGCGATAGGAGGACAAGACACCGCTTTAGAAAAATACAGGGAATTAATGATTAAAAATATTAAAGACCATGACAAAGAAATTATAGAACAACAGAAATCACCAACTCAAGCAAAAAACTGGACGACAATGAAAAATTTAAAAAAGATTAATTCTAATTATTTTAATGAAATTAAAAGAAGAGATATTTTAAATAAGTCAGATAAATCTCCAAAAGATAAAGAATTATTACAGAAATGGTTAGTATCGAGTTTATATGTGATTGATAATAAAAATCCACCTCTTAGAAATGATTATAGTCCTATGGAAATTGTTAAATTAGGAGAATATAATAAATTAACAGAAAAGGAAAAGAATGATTCTAATTATTTGGTAATACAATCTCGTAATAATAAGTTTTTTTCTTTAGGAGAATATAAAACATCTGGTNNNTATGGATTAAAAAAGATTCCAATCGGTAAACAATTAAATACAGTTATTAATAAATATTTATTAGCAGTTGGTAATCAAAAATATTTATTAACAAATAATAAAAATGAGGCAATGTCTAGTAATGGGTTAACAAAATTTATTATTAAAACATTTGAACCTTCTGGTAAAAAGATTTCGGCAAATATTCTTAGGCATATTTATATTAGTGAATATCTGACTGGACCGTCCTTAAAGGATAAATTGGATTTGGCGGATAAGATGGGACATAATACAAATACACAGGAAAAATATAAGAAAACTTAGGTTCTGTTTTGGCGTATTCCTATTATATATTTACCGCCAATTTAGAACCAAATTAAAATATATTACTATATATAAATGGCGAACGCATGGATTACTTTCGTAAAAGCATACGCATCAAAACATAATATGAAATATAATGTAGCATTAAAAGACTCAGGATTAAAAACTGCTTATAACAAATCAAAGGGGACTTCAAAAGGAAAAAAGGGGGCAGTTAAAACGACTGGTAAAGGGAAAAATGTAGAAATAGATGATTCTACTAAAAAAGGAGGAACTCGAAAAACTGCTAAAAAGGCGTATAGTTGAGGTAAAACGGAATATTAATTTAGATGGTTTTCAATTAATAATTGAGGATAATCATCATTACCAGTTTCATATATACTTATAATTTCGGTATTTAGAACAACTTGTAGAATTTTCCACCGTTCTTTTATATTTTTTACTTGACGCACAGCATCTGTTACACAAGTATATGAACCAACTAAAACATTGTTTATTATTGTTAGATATGTCATGAGTTCTATAATGTCTCTTAGATTTTAATTTAATCATTTTAAGACGAGTATGTCTAGATAATTTCATTTATATTATATTATAATAATATAAATGAGTAATTACGCAAATGCTATAGATAATTATAGTAGAGAACAGTCTGGTATTTCTAATTTTGCTAGTAATTATAAACAAGGGGTATTTGAAAACAGGGAAAAAGATTTGGAAAACTGGCGAGATAATGTTAGTAAATTTAAAGCAGGTCAAAAAGCGATAGAAATGGGCGAGAATATTCAAAAAGGAGGAGAAAGTGTAGCAGGACTAGTTGCTATAAAAAGTAGTGTTTCAAGTCGTATGAAGGCACGAGCAAAAATAGCACAGGAAAAGTTAGCATCAAAAGGTGAAGATATTTCGGCAGATGTTTCTGAGAGGGTCGATAAAATTAATGATAATTTAGGTAATACTAGTCAATCCTTAGAAAAAGCTATTCCTAAAGAAAATGTTGGTAAGTTTGTTGCTAAAAATGGTGGTGATGAAATTGAAGGGATTGAGATGACAGAATTTCCTATTAATCAATATACAGGATTTACTCGATTCTATCCAGATAAACAAGCATTAATTGATAAACCAGCAAATGCTGTAAATAGTTTAGAAGATATTAATAAAACTAAATCGGTCATGAGTGATGTTAGTAATGTTAAGGATTCTATATCATCTACGGCAAATACCACAATAGACGATATAAAAGATGTGGCGAAATCTGCTAAAAGTTCTGTGGAAGATATGGGCGGTAAATTGTCATCTGCTCTAGAAGAAAGCACCGCTATGGATAGTTTATCATTGGGGTTAGATGTATTCGGTGGGTTGGGTGCTGGGGTTGCTATTGGAGTGGGATTATATGATATTTTTAAGAAACACCCAAAACCACCTAGTAAACCACAAATGGCGAGTCCACAAAATCCAATAATTAAGGCACAATCAATGGCGTCGTCCGTTGTTGCTCCTAGTTATGATTCAATTACAAACGCACCCAGTCAAAATGGAAGTTTTTAATTGGTTCTGTTTTGGCGTATTCTAATTATATATTTACCGCCAATTTGGAACTTTTTACACTTGTCTAATTAGAACTAATTACTATTTCATAAAATTAAAATATTTGTATATATTATAAAAATGAGTTATATTCCATCAAAAAATATAGAAATGTTTCCAGAAGCAAGGATTAATTATGACCCAATTAGTCAACCCATGATTAAATTCTTTTTACCCAGTTATTTAGGATTTGTTAATCCAAAAGATTGTAAATTATCATATACTTTACAAATGTCAGGAAGAGGATACCCTCAACCGAATAAAAGGGCAGGTTGTCATTCTCTCGTTCGTGATATTCGTATTATGGACGGCACATCTCAGACTATTTTAGAGAATATACAGGATTATAATGCCCTTGTTTCAACATGGTTTGGATATACTGAAAATCGTTCTATTTTAAATCAACGAACCACTTATGAGGGCGTTTCAATGACCCCTGAAGTCGGTTCATCATTATATTATGATAATGCTGATGAAGATTGGCGAGGAGCAACTGGGGCGATAGTAGTAAATAAAAGTAAACCAGTTCAAATGTTAGCACCATTATATACTGGTATTTTAAATAATGATTCTGTTTTTCCAATTATGGCGACTAACGGGTTACGAATGAGTCTTCAATTAGATAATGTGTCAAGAAGTTTAAATTATTTAAATGAGGGTGGGGTTATTCAACGAAGTAATCAAGTAGATTTTAAGGCAATTTGTATGCGGAGTTTTTCAACTTCACCTGTTCCACAAAACCCACCTATTGCTGGTAATCAAGTTAGAACTGCTGATACTACTACTTTTACATGGGATGTTAAACTAAAAGGCGACCCCAGTTTACCTGCTGGTTCTTATGGACCAAATAACTCAGATGGATTTAATAATTGTCCTTTTGTGTTAGGTGATTTGGTATATTTTGCCCCCCCTGCTACAGTTGTTGCCGATTTCGAAATTGGAAATCCTGCTAATATGTTAGGATATATTTTAAAAATGGAAAAACACACATCGGCAGGTCCTCCTGCTACTGACTATTTAAGATTAACTTTATCACGAAATGTTGCGGTTGCTCCTGCTCCTCCAGGTGCTGATGATTGTTTAAGACAAATTGATGCGAATGCTTATCTCTATGTTTTAGAATCAGACAGAGCGAACGGATATACTCCTGTTGGATATCCTGCTGGTGGATTTCTTGGTGATTTAGCTGTTAATGATTATCTTGAATTAGCGGAAAGTAGTATTAATTATACTATTACCGATTTGAAATATTTAATACAGACGGTTTCTCCTCCTCCTAATATGGTTAATGAATTACAGCGACAGATACAGAGCGAAAAGGGTTTTGCGTATGACATTAAAACTTATGATTTACAGAGAGTAAATTTAAGTGCTACTAATGGTTTAACGAATCAGTTTATTCCGTGTATACTTCCACGAGCATATTCAATAATTTCTTTACCATTATCCCAGAATTTACAAAATAATGTTGCCTATGATTCTTTTCAAGGATTAATTGATGGTTGTCAAAATTATCAATATATGCTTGGAACTAATACTATTCCTAATAGACCAATTAAATTAACTAGATATTCCAAATCTCCCAGTTTTCCAGATGCCTTAGCGTTAGTGGAAAGTGAAAAATGTTTAGTTAATTGTGGATTTGCTTGTCGTAATCTCCAGCGTATGCCTGATAGGTTTTTTATTGGACGAGCATTTTCAAAATACGGACAAGTTGCCGATTTGGAAACGAAGGACTTATCTTTACGAGTTGAATATCGTGATGCGATAACTGAGAAAATATACAATCATTATTTATGTTATTTAAAACGAGTTGTTATTTCNAGAGGAAATATTCGAACCATGTAATTAATTTTATTTCTTATTATATAATATAAAATGAATATTGACAGTATTGAAAAAGGTGAAATCTACCCAATCAATCCCCCATCTCAAGGAATTTATAGTTTTAAAAATGGTGCGATGATGATTCAGTTTAATATAGCAAATCAAGACAAATTATTAAATGGAACTTCTTTAAGATTAAATGGCGATATTACTCTATTACGACCTGATGGAATAACTCTACCAAGTAATGCTACTGCTGGAGCTGCGGAAGGTAATGGTATTAGTTTAAATCCTAAAATTGGCGTGTATGCGTGTATTTCTCAATTAACATTATCTTCTCAATCTAACCAGACTTTAGAAACGATTAGAAATTATGGAAGATATTTAGCGTCATCTATGCCTATTGGTTCATCTTCNAGTGATTTTGATACACTCAGACAGCAAGGAAATGTAGCATGTTCTAGTAAATCTTTCACCTCCGCCAGAGCATTGAATAAGAAATGTGCTTTTAGTATTCCTTTAAAAAGTGGATTACTTGGTTCTCAACCTATACCCTTAGGACAAAATGGAATTAGAGGCATGTTAATTAATTTAGAATTATCCCCTGATTCTAATGCTATATGTGGATATATAGATAATAATAATGCTCGACAGACATTTACCCCCATTGATTCAGGAGCATCTTATCAGTTATCTAATTTATCATTATCTTATGATTTACTAATCCCAGATGGAGAAGGTTCAAGAAAATTATCAACCCCAGCAACAGGACAATTTATTTATAATTCTATTTCTAGTTTGTATGGTGTGCTTAATAGTTCAGACCAAACCCATAATTTAAACTTAGGAACTTCGAATACAATTTCTGTATCACATAATTTTATACCGACTACCCAAATAAATAATTATAGTCATGATTCATATTCTACTGACCGTTTAAAAACTGGTGCGGATTATGCCGATGTTGCTAATATTAATAAGGTATCTTTCATAAGAGGTTCTCAGAAATTCCCTCTAGATTATACTATTGATGAAGAATCAGAAGCATTGACGAATAGACCCCAAACTGAAATCGACCAGAGATTTATAGATAGTCTTCGTCCATTTGATTCAGTTGTTGATAGTTTAGTATCTTTATTTACAAATAATCAGGTAAATACTAATATACAATTTACTAGAGATGATACCCCAACTCGACCATTGACATTGCCTGATAAAATTCCAATTTATGGTGTAGGAATTCGTTTTGACCCAATTAGTAATGTTGGTATAAATTTCCAAAATACAAATTATGCTGTTAGAATTGAGTCCGAACTTAAAGGAGTTAGTCCCAATTCAATGTATACATTCGTTAATTCTAAAAACCGCTTAACCTATTCCCCAAATGGAATTGTGGTGAGTAATTAGTTCTAATTATACAAGTGTAATTAAGGTTCTGTTTTGGCGTATCTATTATTAATATTTATCGCCAATTTGGAACTTTAATTTTATTTCTTATGATATAATATAAAAATGTCAATACCAGAAAGTTTAAATTTGTCTGTAAAAAAAACAGTGGATACAATGGAAATAGAAACATCGATTTTAAATCCAATTGTTATAAATCAAGATTTCGCTAGATTCGTTTTAGAAAGGAGAGGTATTTTAGATGTTGGGTCATCGTTTCAATTTGTGGTAAATTGTGATGTTAATCCAGCAACAGGGTGTTATTTACCAATTAAAACTGGAATACATGCTTTAATTAAAACCGCCACATTACGAATTGGTAATATTGTTGTCGCAACCTCTGATGAATATGCTTTTTACCAAACTATTAGGAGAAGTTTCAAAAGTTGTGAGGAGAAATCACAGAAGGATATGATTAAAAACGGAACTACTGATGTTGTATGTCCGTATAGTGGTGGTGAAGGTGCTTATCAATTAAGAGATGTTAATACGCCAAATCAAGCAAATCCTCAGACTCAAGAAGTATTAGAAACTATTTCAATTGTTACTAAAGACGCTACTAATGGACCATCGTTTTCTATAAGACTTAATGAATTATTTCCTTCTATGCTTGGAGTATCTTTACCATTATATTTAATAACTGAACCTGTGTCTATTGAATTAACTTTTAATAGGCAGGTTGCTAATGATGTTGGTCGTAAAGTTGCGTGTTTTGGTTCAGCAGTGGTAGACGCAAATGCTGGAATTACTCAGAATTTAGAAGAATGTATTTTCTTAGCTGACTATTTAACATATACCGACGATACCATGAACCAAAACGCTAGTGTGGTAATGTCTGATAAAGGCATGGTTATTCCATATCAGGATTTAATATTAACTACTTCATCAGTTCCAGCAACCGCAAACCCAGCTGCTGGGACACATATTAAACAACCCATATCAAGGGATATTGCTCTATCTGGGATGACGGTAAAAGCATTATTAGCACATCATCAGGCATCTACCCATACTGCTAATAATCTTCTTGGGGTATATGAATCCAAGGCACAATATTTGCCTGAATCATATAATATTCGTGTAAACGACCAGCAAGTATATCCTAGAGAACTTACTAATCCGTGTATGAAACAAAACGAAATATCTAAGGTTTTTGGAACTGATATTAGTATAGGTAATTTTGAGTATTCTTATAATATGATTACCGATGATTTGGGAGCATTAACTAATAATATGACTTTACCAATTAATACCCTAAACGGACATACACTAAACGCTATTGAAGGAAACCAATATTATACAGGGGTTGATTTTACGATTAGTAATAGTATGATAGCAGGGGACGGCGTGTTAGTAGGACAGAAACCCATACAAGTTAATACTAATTACAGACGCGCCCCTAATAATGAATCAGCATATTTAATTAGATACTTTGCTTTAGTAGACAGAGTTATGACAATTCAGGGAGGTAGGGTTTCTGTTTCTAAGTAGGTAGATAAATCTAGAATTCGATAGAATCTCACAGACAAGTGACAAGTGTAAATAAATTTGAAAAGGATTTAAATTTTTAACTATTATATATAATAAAATGCCGAGAAATAAAGGGTCAATAAATAGTTCAAGTTATAAATATTTAGTAAAAAAAGATGGTAGATTTGATGTTTATATCTCACAAAAAGAAATTCAAGATAAATATAATATCAAACGCACTACTTTATACTATATAATTAATCACCCAGAAAAAACTAAAAATAATCATGGGTTAGTAATAACTAAATTAGAACCTCCTTTATCTGTTTTTGAAATTACACAAAATTTATCAGAATTTGGAAAAAACATTAATTATAATAAAATTGTATATAATATAAATGACCGTGGAGATAGCTCAATTGATAATAATGATACCCCTCCTTAGTGCTTCTATTGTTGCTATAATCGGTGCTATACAAAATTCTAAATGTAGTATATTAAAATGTTGTTGGGGTTGTGTGTCATGTGTTCGTAATGTTGATAATGTTGAAGAAAGTAGTAATGTTGAAGAAAGCGGTATTGAATTAACGCCAACCGCAGCTATTTAATTTTTATTATATAGTAATTTAATATATGAATCGTTTTTTTTCTTTTTCTAAAAATTATTTAATAAAACAAAATGTATTAAAAAAACAAATGGAACTTTTAAGGAGTTTAGTAAAACCAATAAAGGAAGGTTCTGTTTTGGCGATAAATATTAGTAGGAGATACACCAAAACAGAACCCATTAAAAATAGATAATTAAATTTAAATTACTTAAATTATAAAATAAATTTGAATACTATATTTTATATTATGATTAAATTATATATTAACATGACAACTTATTTTCCTCAAGACATTTTCACAAACATTTTATCTTATTGTAATGATACCCATGAGAAAAAAATGAGAAAATTTTATAAAAATCTTGATATTGACCGAGATGAATCAGAAAGACAATTTCATTCTGATTATATTGTAAAAAATGTTTCTTGGTATTTTTATAATGAAAATAATGATTCAGATGAAGAAGTTTCCGATTTTGATGAATTATGTTTAGGGAGTGGTAAAACAAATTTAAATAGGTATTCAGATAAAAAAATGATTGAAAGCGGTAGAATAAGAAATTGGAAACATACTTTTAATTTATCTACTAATGACAATATAGAAACAACTTATCGTGAGTTTCTAACGATGATAAAATTATTAATCGAATCCAATAGAAGAAAAATTAATGATTTTAAAAAAGAAATTTGTTTAACATACGAAGATAGAGATGGTAGAAATTGTTTAATGGATGATGCTACATGTATATATAATTTATCAGAAAAAAGACACGATATATATAAGTATATTTTAGAAAAAGATGAAGATGACGAGTCAGAAATCTATACATTTATTAATAAAAAAGAATTTTTACAAAAATTTAAATGTTTATTATGGATTATTAATTAAATAAATAAATAAATAAATAAATAAATATTTTTTTTATACTTATTTTTAATGAGTTCCATATTGGCGTATCTCTTATTAATATTTATCGCCAATTTGGAACTTAAATTTAAATAAATTA